GATTTCCCCGCTAGTGTCTGCATCAAGCTTGGTGAACAATTCAGTCTTCCAAGAAGCAAGTGCTGGGGTTGATAGTGTGAGGGCCATAAGCAGGCCAATAGTGATATTCTTCATAATTTTTTCCTCTGTGTGTGATGTAGCTTTGCTACGATTTATTTATGCTGCAAGTGCGAACAAAAACAATAACTATTTAACCGAATCTAGATAGCTTTGAAAGTCACCGTATAAGGTCATCATCATTGCTATCTTGTGATCGTATATTCTAATATACGGTTGTTTCTTACCATTGTCAACTACATTGATTCCCACATAGTAGGGACAGTTTACTTTTTTATCTAAGATGACAGTATATTTCCCCCAATTTACTTCTCCCCTAACATTTTTTGGAGGATTGAAGTCAAAATTATAATGAGAGATTTTTGCAGAAATAAGTGCTTGAGCGCCGGCATCAGTAAGTCTTAGCCCGGAACCACTTCTACCTGTCATGAACCATTGAAATACTAACTGATCGACCGACTTATCTTTCCAAGGAAAATCAGGGTCATCCTTTACTTCATTTAATACAAGTTTGACAATATCAGATTTGGTCTTGGGATAGATCATCTGGGTATACTACCCTGCCGCTATTCATAAACACTACAGTAAACTTATCAGTTTTGAATTGTGCATTTAGTTTTCGACACAGATTCCTAGCATGACCTGGATTTGAAAAGCTTGTTTTCTTATATTTAGGTGCTACATCATTTGCGAGATAATGACTTGACTTTAAATTGATTGGTTGGTCATCATAAAACACCGCCCAAATACCTGCGGCTTCTACAATCTGGTCTGTTTTGTATGTTTTCTTATCTACATACTCCAGCAGGATATTAGGTTGGGTTCTACTCATCAGAATGAGCCACCCTTAATTTCTACTTGAACTATTTCATTTTCCTTTGCGGCGTTTTGATCTTGTGACAGATCATAAAGGTCAGATAATAGTTTTGATATTTCATCCCGCAATCCACGAGCGTCGGACATCGGCAATACTAAATCTTTAGTTTGCTTGGATTCTGCTACCGCAACCTTATCTATGAATCGCTTAATATTTAACATCTTTAACTATTTATCTGTCTATTTGCCTCATCTGAGGTTTTGTAGGGGCCCTTATAGGGGTAACGCTGAATGAAGATATACTTCGGGCAGAACTGTACGGATTTGATACCATTCTGATCAACTACAAAATACCCAGCAGCATGTAGGCACTTACTCTTTTTAGTCTTAGTAAATAAATGCAGGCCGCGAGTAACATCACACACGGAGTTATAAACTCGTGCAGTAGTAGGATACTCTGGATATGGAACCTGTACCTTAGACGATTGCTTTAGATTTGCAAACTTAATTTGGGTTTGCTTTTTCAGGTCTTCTGCGTTGTTGAACTGAAGGAAGGTGCCATTTAATCGCACCCCGTATCCAGCGTTGTTAGCTTCAATATTACCAACCTTTTTCTCACCATCAGTGACGATCCAAAATTGGTTCTTGACGATTGGTTTTGCGACTAGTTCAGTCATATGTTTCCTTTGTTAACATTTTAAATAAATCTTTCTTATGTTTTGCTGTCCAGTTTTTTGCAGTAGGCCCGCAATCACCGTGCTTGCGCTCAAGTTCGCAGTAGCTAATTTCAGCCTTAATGCGGTCCATACCGATAATCGGATCAATTACATCACGGGCTGGCTTAAAAGTCCTAGTACATTTGTACATGAATCCTTTAGTACCCACTAGGCCACCGAGCGTAAAAACATTGTTAGCTATGCTCATTTTGCTAAACTTGCAATCCTTACAGAGATATACAGGATCAATTGGCATTGAGTATTCCTTTATAGGTAGAGTTAAGCCATTTTGAGTAAGTATCACCCTGTTCACTAATCTTAGTCAACTCATACTTACCGCAGAACTTCATAAGATGGATACCAACATTAGGGGTAGAGGTAGTGCGAACATCATTCTTGATTACATTATCCACTGCTTCCCTAATATCAGTAGGTTGCGCACTAAGATCAATTAGTGTCTTATTGCGTTCGTAATCATCCTTGACACGATGTTCATCACCATTATGATCGACCCAGCGTTGAAGCATCATATTATTCCATTTGAAACCCTGCTTCTCACGATCCTCAAATGCATCACGGATGCCTATGCTATTCTTAGAACCCTTCTCACGGACACCAGGGTATGCACTGAACACATTGTCAGTTGCATCACCACGAATAATCTTCTTGAACAGTAGATACTCCGGGTCCTCAAGCAGCTTGTGTTCACCTGTCTTCTTGTCCTTGACAGGCTTACCGCGGTCATTGAAGTAACCATCAATCTTAATCAACTGACCAGCAACACCGTTGTACTGATGCACATTCTCTGCAATCAATTGCACAAAATCAGTGTCACTAGAAATGATGAAGTGTTCATCATCAGGATGAAGTGCGATGAACCTAGCGATGATATCATCTGCTTCTGCGTTGGGAACACGCAAGACGCTAGTATTAGTCTTTTCACGAAGATAGGTAGTAAATGATTCGTATGTTTCCCAAAACATCTTGTTTTCTTCAACTTCACGCTCGGTCATAGCAGACTCATCAAGCTTGCGATGAGCCTTATATGGCGTATAGAAATCCTTGCGCCAGCTACGACCTTCAAGACAGAACACTACATGGTCAATACCAAACATGCGTTGAACTTGATTTACGCTAGCCATAGTAAGATGCATAGCCATGCCAATCTTTTCCCATGTGTCAGCACTTCGACTAGCCACATGCCTAGCGCGGAAGAAAGTATTAGCTGTGTCAATCAATGCGTATTTCATGTGGTACTTTCTCTGTTAATATACTTATATATTACACGATTTATGCGTACTTGTCAAGCCTTAAATGTCCTCAAGGTACTTATCCGGATTATTAGCAATCTGTTTGATAGTAAGCTTTTTGTGTATAGCAGAATTATCAAAAGGAAGATAGGAGCTTTTAATTTTCTGAACCTGTAAATTCTGACTTCGTATAATATTTTCTACGAGTTCAATTAGGTCAGCCTTTTTAAACTTTGATTTAGGAGCCATCCATTCTACTCTTTGCCCATGTATAGTGTGAGCCTCACTAGCTAGCATTTGTTTTACGATGTTTTCTAATGACTTTATCGCAGTATTAAGACCAAAATACAGAACATGAAATTCTTGATCGGTGCCAGAATGGTCACTGTACTGCGATACTCGCTTTTTAGGAGCAGTAGTAATGCCAAACCCTTGGATTTGATAAAACTCATTTTCAATCTTAATGAAATGAGAAGTTTCTATTCCATAAAAAAATCCATATGACTCAACCATGTTTTTTCAAAACCTTCTTTGCAGCATCAGGTAGATATTCAGTTGCATCTCCTGTTTTTTGGTTATCATATAGATCAACGATATCCGGAAGCTTATGTGTACCTTTAAGTTTACGATACATCTTTAACAACAGAACAAACGAACCTTGTGCATCAACCTTAGCATTCTTCTCATTAACGTCCCATGTTTTTGCATACCAACGCTTAAATGTATTACTACTATCCACACCAAACACTGCTGGTGTTTGAAACAGATTTTGAATAATTGCATGAATTGGTTCTAAAAAGTCACGCTCAAATTCAGCAGACTTTACATCTGCGATTTTGCTCATGTATTCATACATAAAACCATACAAGTCAATTTCCATACCGGCTAGCTGAAGGTTAGGCCAATACTTTTTGTGAGTAGTTAGAATGAAACGCCAATGTTCGGGCTTATCATAATACTTACGGGCAGCAGACATATGAGTAATGCAACCCGGCAGCCCTATATTAGTGTCATCAGGATTGTCTGATTGGAACTCAAAACCCAAAGATTCTGTGATTTCTTGTAGGGTATGTGCTTGCTTGAATTCAAGGTCAAGATTGCCATCTACACGATAAATGAGAACATCAGTCTTGTGGTCATGATAAGGACTAATCTTTAGTGAGCCATGTCCATTGAACACGCGGAATGCTTGGCGAGCCACCGCCCGATTGTCTGTTTCAATATAAGTTACTGGAACCTCTAAGTCAAGCCAATCACCGGTCCAGTCTTTCCAAATGCCATTATACGCATATGCAGCCTCTAACACGACAGTATGTTGTGCATTGAACGAGTGATATTCCTCTTTACCAGGAATCTTAATGCACTGAATTGCTGATAGATAGCTTTCGTTAAACGATTCAGGGTTTCCGATATTAGTACAATGTTTGGGTGAAAGTGAACGCTGAACATCATCATCTACACAAATGTCACGCACTTTTACTGCTTTGAATTTGATTCGCTTGTCCCGTGAATAGGTAACGCCATCTGCTAGCAATTTTCTAATATGTTTTTGCCATTCAGCATTATCTGATAAAGTTCCCAAAACTAAGTCAGATACTTTATATGTACGATACTCACCCTTCTTACGCTTTAGATCATGATGGATCGTTCTAGCCAGCGGAATTGTAGTAGACGGGGTAAACTTAATAGGAAACTTAGACATATTAAACCTCAACAATAGCTTACTGATATTATTAATATACTACTATTTTGTGCAATTGTCAATCCTTTTTTTCAAAAACCCATAAATCTTCAAAATTTCCGTCTCTAGTTTTCTTTGCTTGCCTAGTTCCAGAAATCGCACTCCATTGCACTCTATACTGGTCAATTAATGTCAAGTGTTTAGCTGCAATATCTCGCATATCCTGACTAATAGATACCTCTTGTTTATCTACATTACGATAATTACTGATTACAAATCCTAACTTTGCCCCGGGCTTCATTACCTTAACGCATAACTTAATAGTTTCTTCCCAATAACCTATCAACCAAGATTGATAATCAGGGAAACTAGTAAAGCTTTGGTCTTCACTAGGATAAATTTCTAAGTCAAAGTACGGCGGACTCAATAATACAGCATCTACGCTGTCAGCATATTTTTCGCTAAAATTATGTTTAGCATCTAACTGCTCACTTGGACATAGATATAGGTCAACATTCTTCTCCGGTAATACAAAAATACTATCATTCTGATACTTCTTGTATTCCTCGTGTAACAAGGAACCGTTCTGAACTACATCAGGAATAACATCAGTAGCAATAAAGTTAGTAAATTTACTATTATAAAATCCTAACTGATACGCATTCCAACCCATAACCGGGGCAAAGAGAGTTTCTCCTGTGAATATATTATCAAGAATTCCGCGGTAAGTTGCTGGATTAAAGATGCTAGCACGATTTGCTCCAATCATGAAGTCTAGCCAAAACTGACCACTGTCACCTTCGTATTTACAGATATGGTCAAAGAAAGCAGGACCAACCAAACTGTTGCGAATCTTGAATTCTTCGAACATAACTTTCATCAGTCCGAAGGTGTACTCACTATCATTATCGTATAATTTCTTTGTGTTGTAGAAATTTACAAAGTTAATATTCTTACAGAGTTTTCCATATTTAGAAAGAGTCCGGCCAGTAAAGACTTTATCATCCTCATTAAGTATGTCAGCACGAGGAATATTCAAGTAAAAGTCAATCGGTTCCTTTAACTCGCCGTAACGCTTGAACCAGCTTTGTAATGTTTTGTCTGCATCAGTAACTAGTATCTTATACAGATTATTTTTATATAGGTCTAATCTCTCTTTGCGAGTATCAGTATCTTTCTTGCACACCTTATCTACAAAATCATTTAGATTAGCCCTAATTGCAAAAGTACCGGACTTGTCAGTGATGTTTAAAACACTGATTCTATCACAGAATTCTTCAAAGGTTACCTTAGGTAAATTGAATTGATCAATGAAGTCTTGTTCCGTAAAGATTAGTTGTTTTGTCATCATTCTAGATTGTAACATGTAATAGACCTTTTGTCAATGTTTGTGGTCACGTATTTATACAGGTTACATGTTTCTCGTTGATTTTTCCGCATGTGATTCTAAATTGTAAAGCATGGTAACCATTGCTGTATTTGGTACCTGAGCCAAACATTTGAATGTTCATTACCTTTACTCCACTAACTATTAAGTCAATTGTAGTAGGTTTAAATTGCCATACTCCGTTTTCTTTCACATCTTGTATAAAAGAGGACACCTCAACAGCTTTTAATGTTCTTACATCATGCTTTACTTTAGGGAAGATAATATAGTTAACACTATCACTTTGATTCAGACTGCCGTGCGTGATGGCAACCTTACAAATGTCTTCTGCTGAATTATGCAAGAACTGTAAGAATTTGCTAGATAAGACAGGGTCAATTTCATGAACCTTCTTTCGGTGTCGATTATACTCTGCGTAATCATTGCCGCCAAAAAATTCATTTATAAACTGAATAATATCCGTATCAGTAATATTCAATGCATTGATAAAATTTTGCTGTGTAATCAATCCCACCTGTAATCCGCTGGGAGTTTTCTTAATACTGTATCTTAGTAAATTGTCAGAACTTCGTGCATCAACCTTAGTTGTATTAGAACCTTCAAGAATGAAAGTTTTCTTAAGATTGCTAGATAGAAAATCTACTACCTCTTGTTCAAATTCATGACCTTTAGCTTTAGCAAGGCGCCCGGCATCTTCTCTGATTGACATCAGCTTACTTCGGTAAATCCGTTACCCAAATCACGCTGTTGTATAATACGCATTTCTGATTCACGCTTATCCGGGTCAGCAATCTCTTGTTCATAAACTTCAAGAGCAATGTTACGGCAAACAGTCTGGAACCACCGATCAACGATTTGTGCATCAGTATCATCAGGACGAATTTTATAGCCTTGCTTAATCAAGTTAGCTACAAACTTATCATTCCAATCAAGCTCAAACGAACCGTTGTTAATATCACCAGGATCAAGATCAACATTTAAAATGGCGATATAAGGTTCTCCTATAGAGGTTGCCTTCTCTTTAGGACTTAGTTCTTTCTTCTTAGAAGCTTTCTTTACCTCTGGTACTGGTTCTGGCTTAACCTCTTCTGGTGCAAACCACTTCTTAATTTTATCAAACATGTTTTTACCTCTGTATAGTATATATCTGCTTTTTACCATCGGTCATGATAATCGTACCATCAATCCACTGCGGGGGAGGACGATTAGACCAACGAAGCAAGTCAGTCTTGCCGTAATTGTAATAGTTACGATAGTTCGTAATTGGGTCTAAGCTAACGATGTACTGCTTATCCATACAAGATGGCATCTTAGTCATTACTTTGCTTTGTGTGATTTTCTCAGGAGCGTCCTCAAGAATGTCTTTTAGCTTATCAATAGTAAGATGAGTACGACCATAACGATAGGTATACTCACGACCAAGAGCCAAAAGATGATCATACAACCAATCATAGTTAGCAGAGTTTTCACGAACCCAAACTGCTGAAGGATGATTAATGTGAGTAGCAGCATACATAATAGCGTCAGCATTGCCTGATAGCCTCCATCGTTTTGCTTTGCGTCCAGACTGTGACTGTCCTACATACTCCTCACCGTCAATGACACGATGGGCAGTAGAAAGCAACTGTGCAGTCTCTAGAATCATTTTAACTACATGGCGGTCAACCATGCTACGAGCAGCGACCTCAGCATTCGAATCTACATAGAATATGTTCATAGTGTTCTCACTTTATCACAGTTTGATATGGTTGTCAATCTTTAGTAACTCGCAATTACCCAAACGAAAATAAACTCAAGGGTGAGGGGATAGGCTGTTCAGGCTTCTTTGAGAATACCATGATGCCTTCGTCTGTATTTAAGTCCACTTTAGCACTTGGTCTAGTTATGTTTTTCAATGTGAGCGTTTCTACATAATGAAAGCCTAAGCTTTCTGCAATGGCCCTAGTATCAGCGCATAACTTATAGTCTAGGAAATCTTTAATGTTGACTAGCATCTTGCCATCATCAACTAAATATTTCTTGATGTTTTCTATCGTGGGTCGTAGATAGGTATCTAGCCATTCTTGATATGTAGTGCCAGGCTTAAATGATTGGTCACCAATTTTATAATCTTCAAGATTGAAATACGGAGGACTGCTGAACGCTACGCCGATAGTGTTTTCCCACTCCGGAACAAATGTTTGAGAACCATGACACCGAATGTCATACTTTGCAGATGTACCATTTACAGTGTTGTAATCAGTAGCCATTTGATTGAGGCGTTCTACTAACAGGGTATTTGGGTCAGTGCCGTAATACTCAACATTGTTTCTCAACGATGAAAGCATTCTAACGCCCCAGCCACATGAAAAGTCATAGTATTTACCGTTAATATTATACCTAGCTAAAATAGCGTCAACAGACTTAATTGGATAGTTAGAGGGCTTCATTGCAACACCTCCCCCACTAAGACGCAATGCAGCCTCAAAGTTCTTGATATCTGAATCTGTCTTAGGGTATACTTTGTCACTGGAAAGAACCCTGCTCCAGAAGTATCGAATCAAATCCACAGATTCGAATACTTCTTCGATTGACCAGCGTGGAGACTCCAGCTTTACCTTAGCCATAAGGTCTTTTACATAGTAACTAGTAATTGTGCTTATGATAGTGCTACCATCGTATACTGCTTTTAGGTTTTTGTTAACCAGTTCAAAATCAGGCTTTTCGTAATACGCGGCCTTCAATTCTAAGCACTTATCCACTGGCAAGTCCACCCAGTGGTCGGTATGAAGTGTCTTGCCAAGGTGGGTGATTTCATATTTTTTATTCTTTTTCATACTATAACGCTTTATCACAGTTTAATGTTATTGTCAAGTAGTTTATCACGGAAGACGGAGTAACTCGTCAATCGAATAAAGGTTTTTCATATAAGTAGAAACCTCTTCTAGTACACTAACCGGAACATCACCGGTTCGTCTGGGACCATATCTGACTGTAATTGCTTCATCAGTCCCTTCTCCGAGTCTAGTATCATTGACCTTTTCAAAAATATCAATAATTTCTTTCACACTGTATCCTACACCATGCCCTAAGCATTCAATATTGTTTGCAGGCTTCTCAATTGCAATGCGGATAGCTTCACAGACTTCATCGACATGCACATAGTCACGGATGCAGGTTCCGTCTGGAGTTTCATAATCATTACCGAAGATAGTAAACTCTCTAGTATATTCAGACCTCATGAGATTGTACATCAATCCGTCTGGGTTAGTTGGGGAATATCCACTAGTGCCAATTACATTATAGAATCTAAAAATTGTATATGGTGTCGGGTTATGCACCGTGCAGTATTCACGAACTACATCCTCTGCTGCTCTCTTACTGACTCCATATGTACTAGTGCATGATTCTGCTGCGCCGGTACTTGCGAAGATAAAATTCTTAGTATTAATCTTGTTCAATACATTCATCGTGCCGTTCAAGTTAGTAATATAATATTGAATAGGCATCTGTTCACTTTGACCAACATTAACCAATGCTGCCAAATGAACAACAGCATCAAATTCAAACCCAACCTCTAATGGTCGATTGATGTCAGCCTGAAAGAACTGCGTCACTGGGTGTTCATTAGGTCTAACATCCAGCCCATAAATCTCATATTCACTTTCTAATCTCTTACATAGATGTGAACCAATATAGCCCGAACACCCGGTAATTAAAATCTTTTTCATAATTTTTCCTTCTTTATGTCCACCATTCAATCCCCTTTAGTTTTTCATCCACAGCCGTATCATATATTTCCCATGGCATAGACCAGGTTTGGTTAGATACTAAATCAATATTTAAATTCATCGCATTTTCATTAATTAGCTTATGTAATAGGTTAGCTAGTAGCCTATTATTAGCAGGAGATAAGTGATTTGCACGAACATCAAATGTTTTTAATTTGGACAATAGCTCACAGGTATTATATTCTTTACCTTTTAGTCTAGTGCGCTCTAACCTTGACAGGCTGTTCAAATTAGTTAGTATTGGATAATCAATTTCCGATGACTGATATATTCCCCGATCATCCGTATCCATACCCAAATTGATCAGATATATATTTTCTTGTTTGCATAGATGATTTACCTCTTTGAGGATTGATGAACTAATAAACTCTAATAGCGGTGTTTCAAATACATCACCAAAAAACCGATTGATATTGTTTTGAAAATCGTCAGATGTAATATTCTTACCTTCATACCCCACATTCCACTCACGACCATGATATTCTTTTGGTAGATATGGCCATCGCATATGTGAGGTATGACAAAAAATAACTACATCAAATTTTGTGTAATTATTTAAAAACTCTTTATAACTCCACCAGTGCGAGGTCCCTGATGCTGAAAAAGTTTCTACTTCTATGTTTTCTTCGTTTGCTAGATAATGAATCCATGAGGTTTCGCGCCATGGATTAGGATCTGCAAAACTATCACCAAACACACCTATCTTCATATCAAAATCCCTCAAACAGACCTGCACCGGTCATTTCTTCTTTTGGTTCAAAAGAAGGATCCTTAGTTAGATAGGTCTCATTGGCAGTATAGATAATTCTAAACTTATGTCTGTTTGCTAGTACCGAACGAATATCGTCAATGCAAACAATACGGCGACCTAATGCTTGAATAAAGTCGCTGTATTTGACAGTTGTTTCATCGCATATCTTTGCGGTACTGCTGTTGCTCTTGCGAGATTCAAACTCGTTGAAGCAATGATTCCACTTATGGAATACTGCATCCTCGTGAAGCTTAAAGTGATTCACCGAATCATAAGCTGCATACCATGATTTGCTTGTAGGATATTGGTCATACACTGCTTTAACGTCCTCAGCCATATTACGCTTGCTGGTAGTAAAGAATTGTGTACTTGGGAAGTTTTGCGTCCAACGCTGATTAATCAACGCAAATGTAGGAAGCTGAATAATCTGCTCAAGGAAAGCAATACCGTAACTTTCTACCGTGCTTGGATTGAATGCTACACGGCAACTCTTGATAAAGTCTACCTTCTCTTGTCCAATGATACCTACTTTGATTTGATAGTCAAC